TACACACCACAAAATGTAAAATCTATTGGTGGTTCATATGGATCTGGTGGTAGCAATAAGTTCAATGCAGACTTGGTTGTAGATAATCAGGCATATTCAAATATTTCTGCTGTAACTGACTACACTTTCTTTGGTAAGAAAGGCACTATGTTTGTCGAATCGACAAGTTTCAGTGCTGATGCTTCTAGCATTCTTCAACAGGGTGATCTAATTCAATTCTCAGATCAAGATAACAATCTAGTCCGTGCAACTGTTCAATATGCAACTCAAGCAGCAGGTGCCGCTAAGACTAGAATTTACCTAGACACTGCACTTCCTGGTGACGTAACAAACACCAGTATCGTCCGTCTAAGACCCAGACCAGAAAACACTAACGGTGGCACACTGCTGTTCCCAACTGGAAGTAAGCAGGTTGAGCAAATTTCTGCTGGTGGAGATGATACTAAGATTAAGTATTACTTCCGAAGAGACTTTGTAACCACTGCTTCTACTTCTGGTGGAACTATTACATTCGCAGCACAGTTGCCATTTGGAACGCAAAGATTTGCAGCATTCAGTGAAGAAAATTATATTATTACTGTTCTAGATCCAGGCGATGCTCCAAGCATTACAAAAGGTGATATCATTTATGTTCCTACCGATGCAGTAGAAATTTCATCTTCTACTGATACTGCCAGTGGTCTCACTTCTGGATCTATTAGTCTACAACTAACATCTGATTATTTTGGAACCATTCCTTCCAATGGTGCGTTCCCTAAACTTAAGTTGACCGCAACCTTGGAAGTATCCAATGCAAAACCAAGACTTAAGACTGCCGTAAGAAACAAGAGAATTGTTGTTACATCATCTGGTGACAGAGTTATTCCACTCAGAGGATCTGATTACGATACCGAAGTCATCGAAACTCTATCTTACTCCGATGTATTCAAATTAAGATATGTCTACGAAGGAACTCCTTCCCAGGCTCCAGATGTTGATACTGCTGGAAATCTAGTTTCTGGAACTGATGTTACTTCTAGATATACATTTGATGACGGTCAAAGAGACACCGTATATGATGTTTCAAGACTAGTCCTTAAACCAGGATTTGAAGCATCTGTCGGACAACTTGTAATTGCCTTTGATTATTTTGAGCAATCACAAGGAGATTTCTGCACTATCGATAGTTACCTACACGAAGCAGGTGTTCCAGAAGATGAAATTCCTTCTTTCAACTCTCCTGTTCTTGGTAATGTAGAACTCAAAAATGTGATCGACTTTAGACCTAAAGTAGATACCACAGCAATCATCCCAGGTTATCTTGACAAGTCTCTCCTAGAAGTTACCGAAGGAGCATTTGCTGGTGCTGGTGCGGTTGTTTCTAGCACTCCTGCTCCAGATGCTGGTATCGAGTATACTTTCTCCTTCAGTCAGATCCAGTATCTAGATCGTATTGATGGGATATTCCTGAATAAGAAAGGAGAGTTCCTAGTAAAAGAAGGCAATTCTTCTCTCAACCCATCCAAACCAGATCCTATTGAAGACGCAGTTCCTCTATTCTATGCGTACATTCCTGCTTTCACTAAGACTAGCAAGGATGTAAGAATTACTCCAGTTGATAATCGTCGCTATACTATGCGAGATATCGGTAAATTGGAGAAGCGTATTGAGCGTCTTGAGTATTACACTACACTCAGCATTCTTGAGCAGCAAGCTCTTAACATGCAAGTCAAGGATGAAGTTGGTCTAGACAGATTTAAGTCTGGTTTCTTTGTTGATAATTTTGAAGCACACTCTGTCGGTAACCTAACTTCACTAGACTATGCATGTGCTGTTGATCCTCAACAATCTGTTCTTCGCCCACAATCAAAAGAAGACAGCATCAAACTAGTTGAGGTAAACGTAAGAGAAGATCAAAGAGCAGTTTCTGGTTACAAGAAAGTCAACAATGTTGTCACACTGCCATATTCGAATTTAAATCTTCTCGGTAATGGATTTGCATCGACAAAAATCAATCCAAACCCATTTGTTGTTCTTCAGTATGTTGGTGATGGTGAGTTATCCCCATCTATCGATCAATGGTATGATCAAACTGAAGAACCACTAGTAGTTGATACAAATACAAGTCTATTCAACATTTTCCTTGCAAAAGAGAACGTCAAGGAAAGTTTCTCCAGCATCCACAATTCCTTTGTGGTTAACTGGGTTGGTTCTTCCCCATCATTTACTGCTATCAATTCTTTGGGTGAAGTCAATAGTCAGCAGGCATCAACTAAAGTTAAGTCTGCTTCTGTTGCAAGTTCTTCTAATATCAGTCCACAGAACAATGATATTGGTAAAGGAATTCAGGCAAAAACTGTAAGGGGCAATCTGGTTTCCAATTCTCTATCATTCTTTGCAAGAAGTGTTCCTGTCAAGTATGTAATCAGAAGAATGAAGCCTAACACCAAGATGTATGTCTTCTTGGAAGGTAGAGATATCAGTCGTTGGGTCAATCCTGATCTAAGATTTACTGGTATTGCTGGCAACTCTCTGTCTGCATTCAATGGTCCTATCACCACTGATGAATATGGAAATGCATCTGGTTTGATCATTCTTCCTGCTGGTTATCCACCCATCGAAAATGCAACATGGGGAGGAAGTGTAGATACCGTATCGTATGACACAAACGCAGAAGAAGTATCAATTACATCTGGCATCTTAACGTTCAGATTTACTTCTAGTGCAACCAATGCACCTAAAGATGAAGTAGATAGTTACACAGAGGTTAAGTATTATGCTACAGGTATTCTCCCAGAGAACCCAGATAGCATTGTTTCTACAAAACCATCTTACTTCAAGTCAAACGAAGGTGTTCAGTTAATCGAAAGCAACACTGACAATCCAGTCAGACCTAATCCATTGGCGCAAACTTTTAAGGTCGAGAACCTAGAGGGTGGTTGCTTTGTAACTGGCATTGATCTTTACTTCAGCAAGAAGAGCAGCAATATTCCAGTCAAGACATATATTACCAATGTCGATGCAGAAAAACCAGGAAAGAACATTGTTCCTGGTTCCGAGAAAACTCTTTCTCCAAACACATTCCTTAAGTGTTATGCAAATGGTGACGTTGCCGTCTATAAGGGCGAGAGCGTAACTGGTGTAAGTTCTGCTGCATCTGGTCCTATTCTTAAGATCTTTGACAAGAACAACGTAGAACTAGTTGCTTCTTCCTCTGGCAAGTATAGTCTAACCAATGAGCAAGTCTATACGTTTGTTCTAAGCAATCATAATGGCAAGTCGTTTGTTCAAAATGAAGATCTGACTATTCCATCAGTTACCACGGCAAATGCTACTGAGGGAACTACTGGAAAGATCACGATTGCTAAGGACAGTGGAAAAGTTTCTAAGGTCAGAGTTACTAACCCTGGTCAGAATTATGATAGTGCAATTCTAACCATTGAAAGTCCACAACTTCCTGGTGGTTCTACTGCTACTGCTGCAATTAAAGTCTCTGGTGGTAAGATCTACAATGCAGAAGTTTCACTCTCTGGTTTTGGATATACCGAAGCTCCTTCAGTCGTCGTCAAAGGCGTCGGAAATGGCGCTGGAGGATGCGAAATTCAAACCTTCATTGAGATTGACACACCTGCAGTTAGAATGGGCGTAGCGGTTGATAACGAGGGAGTTACGCAATCCACAACCCCAACACACTTCGCATTTGAATATCCAGTATATCTACAAAATGATACCGAGTATGCTCTAGTTGTAGAAACAGATTCTACAGATTATATGCTGTGGGCGTCGAAGTTGGGTGCTACTGATATTGCTACTAGCACCGTTATCACGACACAACCATCACTCGGTTCTGTTTATAAGTCACAGAATACTGAGAGTTGGACCGAAGACATCTTTGAGGATCTCAAGTTCGCACTGTATCGTGCCGAATTTGACATCAGCAGACCAGCAGAACTTCTCCTCAAGAATGACAACCTCGGTTACGAGCTTCTTGACTACAATCCATTTGAAACAAACGCTAGTGCAAACACTAACGCTACCTCAAAACTATTCAAGAACAACAACTCAATCGTTAAGGTTTCCCATAGAGACCACGGATTTGAGACATCTGGTAAGTCGTATGTATTCTACAGAACTGCACAAGAAACTGGTGGTGTAACCGCCGATATCTTGAACAGCAATCTATTCAAGGTTGCAAACAGTGGTGTTGATACTTACAACATTACATCAACAGCAAATGCTTCTAGTAATGCATTTGGTGGTGGAACAAATGTTTATGCATCACATAATAGAAAGTTCGAAACTCTATATCCTCAAGTCAACTACCTCTCATTTACTGGAACAAAACTTGAGAATTATGTAAAGACTACAAATGTGGTTCCTGTTGATTCCTCAACTACAAATTATATTTCATATTCACAAACTGATTATGAAAGAACATTCTTGAATGAACCACAATACTTTACCAACCAGAAGTTAATTGCATCCGAAATTAACGAGACACTCAATAACCTAGGTCAGTCATTGACATATAAAATGGTCATGACTTCTACTGTTTCTCACCTCTCACCGCTGATTGATCTTTCATCAGCATCTGTCAAGACATCTACATCTAGAGTTGAGAATGCAAGTGGTCAAGAAGATAGATTTGGTAGAAGAGATCAAATTATCAAGTTCTATCCAGTTTACCAATTTCAACTTGCTGGAAATGGCGGAACTGAAATTCAGGCTGGTCAGACAATCAAAGGAGTGACAACTAAGGCATCTGGAACTATTGCAAGAGTAAATGGTTCTGTTGTTTATGTCAGGGTTAAGACAGCACAGTTCTTCCAAATTGGAGAAACTGTCTCCTTGGGCAACCAAGCATCCCTAACTTCAGTAACAGTGGATTCAAATCCAGTTGAATTGTTCTTTGATATCGATGATGGCGCAACCATTGTTGCTAGAAATCCATCAGTCATTCTTGAAACTTATGATAATAAGATCACTGGTAAAACAGTCCTTTGGAACAATAAAACCCAGGAATTGACACTAAGAGTTGATACCCAACCAATCAGTAATGACTTCACTGGAAGAATTATTGATAATGTAGCATTTGCAAGAAACGCACAAACTTCCGAGCAAGTCTCTGATATCTTCCGTGTAGGAGATTATGTCAAGTATGCTTCTCAAGATGACGTTGAAGCATCTTACCTAGAGGTAGGAAGCATTACATATTCCGATGGTATTGATTTTGTTTCCGAAGATTCTTCCAAGAACAGTTCTGCAGTTGCTAAGTATGTAACTAAGGAGGTTGCAATTGGTAATCCTGGAACATCTATTGATGTAAGACTTACCGCTAACATCAAGGATATCTCTAATATCAGAGTTCTCTACAGATTTAAGAAGGCATCCAGTCAAGAAAACTTCGAAGAT